CGACGCTATGTCTGTTTCAAAAACGAGCGTGGAAGGTTATCTCCGTGCTCGTGACGTGCGGCTGAAAGCGGCAGAACATGGAATCGTGATCCCGGAGTCATTCTCAAGCACGCCGCTGTCTCTCCTGCTCCGGCACCAAAATGACATCCCCGTGTTTAAGGCAATGGCACAATTTGTGGCGAATCGATCACCGAAAGGCCAAGACATTGTAGATCTGAATCTGCAGATTAAACAGGCGACCAGTGAGGACCAGCGACTGGCTGTGATTAACAAAATATCTAACTCAATGGCAATCAGGAAGCGGAGCGTCGGCAAGCGAGCTGTTTCGTGTGCGGGTAGGTCGCGACTATTTTCGGCAATCACAAAACTGGAAAACCTAGTAGCAGGAAAAATCACATGCAAGTCGATACAACTCAGCCGGGACGACTCAGTGGAGCTACAGGCCCGAGTGAAGGGGCTCAGCAAAAGGCTACTGTCAATCCTCACCGATGGATGAGAGCTATAGTTACCATGCTCGCCGAGAAGTGCCCAATCAGGTTAGATGTGGCGGGCGTGTTCGCTGCTGATCTAGTTCCGTGGCATGTTAAAGCTAAATGCAAATGCAGACGGTCGGGCATAACCTACATTAATGCGGCATTAGCCAACCACAAGCACAACAAGCGTAACAATGGTTTGCCTGCGTTCGGCATAACCGATGGGCTAGTGACGATAATCAACCCCGAAAGCCTCAAGGGTCCGCAAACGATGATGGATTTAGTTAAAGCCAGCGTGCAGTCTGGCGATGACCCGTACGCAATTCCTGGAATAAAACGACGCACCGTAACCGCATATCTGCATAAGATAAAAAACGCCACGTAGCAATCTAGGTCAATGAGTTTGAAAGGCAGCACGTAACCCGTGCTGCTTTTTTTCGTGTCCGCTACATATAGCAGTTAGCATGTTCCAGTGGCGATGATAATCGCCGAAACTAGCGGGCATGACTGAACCCGCAGACCAACTAGCAGCCGAAGCCCTGAAGGCTCAGAGCGTATCGAGTGACGGTGTGTCCGTCACTCGCAGGTCGCTGACTGAGTTGATGGCATACGAAAAACATCAGGCAGCCAAAGCCGGTTCGCTATCGCCAGCGGCTATGTTCCGCGGGATGACTATGCGAATTGTCCCACCGGGAGGCCGGTAATGGGACGCCGCCGCAGCAAAAAACAGCAGCCTGTCCAGACCGTTTCGCCGCAACCAATGATTCGTGCGTCGTTCGATTTGGCTCAGACAACAGTCGACAACCGCAAGCACTGGGCATCGTCTGACGGACTATCTTCGCGGGCTGCTCTATCGCATTCAGTGCGGCGTACTGTTCGCATCCGCTCGCGATATGAAGCAGAAAACAACTCATGGTACGCAGGGATTCTGCGTACGGCATCTAATCACATCGTCGGTGGTCCGGGTCCGCGTCTGCAGTTACTGTCAGGCAATCCTGAGGTTGACCGTCGAATTGAACAGGCGTGGTCGAGGTGGTGCCGATCGGTCGATTTCACCGACACACTGCGAATGGCAATTGAATCGTATTGGCGTGACGGCGAAGTATTTCTGATCAAAGCCGAATCAGTTAGCCGCTATCCGGTATCACTCGACGTGCGATTGATTGAGGCGGATCAGGTATCAACGCCGTGGGAATCGTCAGCGATTGGTGATCCATTCCAAGACGACGGGATCCGATTTAATCGCAATACCGATGAGCTCGAAATCTACGTATACGATCATCATCCCGGTTCGGCAGCTTACTCAGTTAGCGCGTTGAGCGGTCAATGGTATCCGGCTCGCAAGGTTGTTGCACATCTATTTCGGGCTGAACGTCCGGGGCAGGTTCGCGGAATTCCACGAGCAACGCCAGCGCTCCAGACGCTGCCGATCATGCGACGGCAAGAACTCGCAACGCTGTACAGTGCAGAGACGGCAGCGAACTTTGCGATGTATTTGAAAGCCACAGGTCCAGCGGTTAACCCGTCTGCGAGTCCTGCGGACTTCGCGGAAATTGAACTTACTCGCAACATGCTGACAACGCTTCCAGAGGGCTGGGAGATCGGGCAGGTTGAACCGAAACAGCCTGGCCCACTTTACGAGATGTTTCAGCGGCAGGCTCTAATGAGTTTTTGCCGTTGTACAAACATGCCATATTCACTGGCAGCAGGGACAGGCAAAGACTCGAACTTCAGCTCCTTCAAGGGCGACATGAAAAACGTCTGGGAGCCCGAAGTCCGAGTTGAACAAAACCGAATCGAGAACACGATTCTGGAACCCGTGCTGGATTGGTTCTTCGAAGCGGCAATCTATGCCCCGGGATTACTTAATGGTGCTCCGCCGCTGCATTTAGTTGAGCGACGATGGCACTGGCCACCGTTGCCAGAACTTGACGCGGTCGAGTCAGCACAGGCGGCAACGCTGCGTATGTCATCGGGGCAATCAAGCCCGTCTGAAGAGTATGCAAAACGCGGGGCTGATTGGGACACAGGTAGCGCCAGAGCAGCCATGGATTTAGGTGTGACGCCGGAGGAATACAAGCGGGCGGTATTCAATTCCATCTTCAAGATACAAGCGGTGCCGGGTGCATCGGGTGCTCCGATGACTGCGAACGCTGAACTTCCCACCGGCGAATACACAGAACTCGGGCAGCGGGCGTTCAACAACAACATGAAACGAATTCAAACGACGCTGGCAAGCCTGGCGGCGGGAGATGTTTCAGAATCAATGGCTCGCATGACGCTGGAATCTATCGGGCTGGCACCTGATCGGATCGAAAAGTTGATCAGCGAAACGGTAGAGGCAACACCATGAAGTTTCACGCATCGCTAACAATTCAAGCGGCGGAAGGCTCAACGCCAAAGCGTTTTGCAATCCTTGCCTACTCGGGCGGACTACTGCCTGTGGATGGGTTCGGCTTGCCGGTGATTGTTGATCTGGCAGGGCTGGAAGTGCCGGGTGCAATTCCGATTTTGATCGATCATGAAAAGTCTGTTGATGCGACGTTCGGGATTACGGACGCAATCGAAAACGACGGTCAAACGCTACTGATGACGGGCCAGATTACTGGCAGTTCTCCGCGTGCCATGCAGGTAATTGCATCGCACAAAGCGGGCCACAAATGGCAGGCGTCAATTGGTGCCAGAGTCATTGAGAAACAAGAAATCAAAGCCGGTGAAACGGTGGAGGTGAACGGTCAGACATTTGTCGGGCCGGTGATTGTCGCACGCCAATCGGTGCTGCGTGAAACGTCAGTCCTGCCAATGGGTGCGGATGCGACGACACAAGTTAACCTGGCAGCGAGCGCTGCCCAACAGAAAGGGTCAGCGATGACTTACGAAGAATGGCTCACGTCGTTGGGAATTGATCCTGCGGCATTATCCGAAGATGACGCCGCAGCTATGCAGTTGGCCTACGAATCTAAGCAGACAGCACCAGCACCAGCAATGGCATCCGCTGCCGCCGAAATTCCAGTCCCTGAAGATGAAAAGGTTATTCCAGTGGCAGCAAACGCAAAGCTCGACATCACTGCAGTAATTGCAGACGCTCGCAAAAAGTTCGGTATCGAGCAACGCCGAATGGGCGACATCCAGGCCAAGGCTGCCGGGCATCCGAATATCGCAGCAACGGCCATTGAACTGGGTTGGAGCATCGACAAAGTTGAACTGGAAGTGCTGAAGGCATCTGCCGCACGAACACGCCCGACATCATTTCGCGGCGAAGAAAACAAGCCGGAAAACCTGCCGCAGGTGCTAGAGGCTGCGATATGCATGACCCGCAAAATCAAAGACGTTGATAAGCACTTCAGTGATAAGGTGCTGCAAGCGGCTCACACAAACTACCGTGGATCCATGGGAATCAAACGCCTGTTGATTGAGGCTGCTGTTGCCAATGGTCACTACGTTTCAGCCAGTGAAGGCGTCACCCGCAACAACTGGCAGGACATCGGCCGGGCGGCTTGGGGCGGCAACATTCAGGCCGGATTCTCAACGGTCTCACTGCCTGGCATCCTCAGCAATATTGCGAACAAAGAACTGCTGCAAGGCTATGAGCAAGAAGAACAAAGTTGGAAAGACATCAGCCGCACGGCTTCTGTATCCGACTTCAAAGCCGTCACCAGCTATCGCATGCTGGATGACATGGAGTACGACGAGGTCGGGCCGGGTGGCGAAATCAAGCACGGGTCGATCAACGAAGAATCGTATACCAGGCAGGCCAGAACCTACGCTAAGATGTTTAGCCTGACGCGGACACAGATCATCAATGACGACATGAGTGCATTTGACGATTTGCGAACTCGAATCGGTCGCGGTGCTGCCAAGAAGTTGAACAAAGTCTTCTGGACGAAGTTTCTTGACAACGCTGCATTCTTTACGGCTGGTCGTGGCAACTACATCACTGGCAGCACCACAACGCTGCTGACTGATAATGTTGGTCTCGGCTTAGCTCTTGATGCGTTTGATGCCCTGCGGACGCCAACAGCGGACGGCAAGAAAGTTCCGGGCGGTTTATTCGGAGGTGCTCCAACTGTGCTACTCACACCGGGTGGCGGCATTTCACGGGTGGCCGAGTCCATCTTCGTAAATACGAACATCGGCGGCGGAACCACAACGGCAAACGCAAACATTCACTCTGGCCGTTACACGCCAGTGAAGTCTGTTTTCCTGAACGACTCAACCGTTTCCGGTGGCTCTGCGACAGCGTGGTACCTGTTACGAGATCCTGCAATTGCGGCGTCAATAGTTGTGTCATTTTTGGATGGTGCTGAGACTCCG